GACCTTCAAGCTCGAAGACGGCAAGAAGGCGTTTCTGAAAACCCGCATCTCGGTTGGCGACGCGATCCAGAGTGACTGGATCGTCGGCCTGCACTCGACGGACACCACGCCGCAGGACGCCACGCTGCGCTTCCTGTTCGAGAGCGTCGACGGATCTGCCGCAGTGTACTTCAACAACGACGACAACACCACCGACACCGACAGCAACACGCTCGTCACCATGGCGGACGACACGTTCGTCACCTTGGCGGCGTACTGGGACGGCGTGGACAAGATCCGCGTCTATGCCAACGGCGCACTGGTGCAGACGATGACGAGCATGGACGTTCCTGCTGCGGAAATGGCAGTTGGCTTCGGCTACCTCAACGGCGCCGCCGGTGCGGAGACCACCGACGTCGACTACATCTTTGTCGCCAAGGAGCGGTAAACATGCAGACCAATCTGACGAAAATCGACGGCGAATGGGCCGTTGAAGTGATCGGCGATCCGGACGAGGAGGTCTTTGTTGAGACCTTCTCGGGCCGGGAGCACGCCACGAACTGGATCCGGATGATCAACACCGGTCAGGCGGAAGCCCCGGTCCTGAAAAAGAAGGGCGAGGCCAAGGCCAAGTCCAAACCCAAAGCGAAAAAGACGAAGGCAGAAGAACCCACGTCCTGACGCGCCAATACTCCTGAGAGGATATAAGATGTCCCGACCCAAGGTCATCACTCTTGCACCGACAGCGTCAGACCCGAACGGGGTCTCGACTTCTTTTACGCTGACGACCGCATCACTCAACATCCCGATCGACGGGGCGCTGTCCACTGGCTATGACCGGGACGGCGTTGCCGCAGCGCAGACCCCCGGGGGCGCAGGAAACCTGACGCTCGACGGCGCGCTCGCGTCGGGCAGTGCTGTCCAGTTCACTCGGCCGACCCGGCTGGTGATCTACGCCGGCGGCGACGAGAGCGGCCGCGCCTTTACTGTGTCCGGCCTCAAACAGCAGCCCGGCAAGAGCATGGGCGCGAAGCAGGTCTTCACGGAGACCATTACGGGCCCGAACGCGACCACCGTGGTCGGCTCCACCGACTGGTGGCAGATCACCAATATCGCGGTCGACGCTGGTACGGCTGGCGACGTCGAAGTCGGGGTCAACGGATATGTCGATCTGTCCACGCCGCAGCATGTGTCCATCACGTCGGCGGGCGACGACAGCGCGGACACCTTCTCAATCTACGGGAAGGACCGCTACGGCAACTTCATCACCGAAGAAGTCACCGGGCCAAACGCCACTGCGGCGACAGGCCTCTATAATTTCGCCGAGATCATCAACGTGTCGAGCGACGGGGCCTCTGCCGCGGGTGTCACGATCGGCGTCGATGGGACTTGCGAGAGCGGCTGGTTTGTTCTGAATTACCGCGGGCCAGACTTCAACGTCGGCTTCGGTGTCGATCTCTCTGCGTCAGCCAACCTCACCTATGACGTCGAGCACACGTTCAACAACGTGATGGCCGCCGGGTTCCGGGAGCATGACGCAGCCGTGTTTAACAACTCGGCCGTGGCCGCGGAGACCACCAATCAGGACGGCAACTACGTGAACTCTCCGGCCGCAATGCGGCTGGCGATCACCGCCCACACGGCCGGCAGCGCCAACCTGCGTGTCGTGCAGTCCGGGCGGGGGTAGTTCACGGCGAGCGAGTGTTTCACGTGGAACAGGATAGGATCTGACAGAACATGCCCACGAAGAAGCAGCGCAATTACAAGGACGAATACGAGAGCTACCACAAGAAGCATCTCAAGGATAACAATGCGCGCCACCGGGCGAGATACGCAGCCGAGAAAGCCGGGAAAGTATCGCGTGGCGATGGCAAGGAAATCGACCACAAGAACAACAACCCGCGTGACAATTCGTCGGGCAATACTAGAGTGATGACCCGCAAGGCAAACCGCTCTCGACCGCGAAGGAAGATCAAGTAGATGGCCGCTCCAACGACATCCGGCACGGTAGACTTCAAGCTCGACATCCTCCAGATTTGTGAGGAGGCCTACGAGCGTGCCGGTACAGAGATGCGCTCGGGCTACGATCTTCGGTCGGCGCGGCGCAGCCTGAGCCTGATGCTCCTCGAATGGTCCAACAAAGGGCTCAATCTATGGACCGTGGCCGAGGCTGACGTGGCGCTTGTCGCCGGCACGAAGACCTATGATCTGGCTGACGATTGCGTGGACGTGCTCGAAACTGTCTTGCGCTCCGGATCCGGGGACAATCAGGTCGACTACAACCTGACACGTCTTTCGGTCTCGTCCTACGCGCACACCGCGAACAAGAACTCCTCGGCTCGGCCGACGAGTTACTATGTGGACCGGCAGAACCGAGCCACCATCACGCTCTACCCAGAGCCGAACGATGCAAGCCAGACGGCGCACTACTGGTACGTGCGGCGCATTCAGGATCTCGGAGACAACACCAACAACCCCGACATGCCGGAGTGGTTCGTCCCGGCACTCGTGGCAGGTCTCGCCTTCAATATCGCATTGAAGCGCCCGGAGCTGGAAGGCCGCATCACGGCGCTCAAGACGCTTTACGACGAGGCATATACCCTCGCCGCCGGCGAAGACCGCAGCAAGACCTCCACGTTCTGGGCGCCGGACATGTCGCTCTACGGAGTGGTCTGATGTCTGGAGAATTCGCCAGCGGAAAACACGCGTTCGGGTTATGCGATCGCTGCGAGTTTCGCTACAAGCTCAGCGCGCTCTACTGGGAAATTCAGGACAAGAAGCGCAACGGCCTTCGGGTGTGCGCGGACTGCCGCGACAAGGACCACCCCCAGCTGCAGCTTGGGCGGTTTCGCATCCGAGATCCGCAGGCGCTACGCGACCCCCGGCCGGACAACAATCTCGCGAATACGAACGCGTTTTTCGGCTGGAACCCCGTCGGCGCGCCCGGCGCCTTCGAATTGTCTGCCTCTATTGGCTCGGTAACTGTTACAACAGAATAGAAAAGGAGTTTCGAGATGAACAAGAAGACCAAAGGAAATCCCCCGGCGAAGGCCAAGAAGCGCATGGCTTATGCGGCTGGCGGCAAAGTTGGGATCAAGCCCACCAATCAGACAGTGAAGAAGGCCCGCGGCGCCGGCGCTGCAACCCGGGGAACCTCCTTTAAGGACTAGCCCATGAACTACGCTGAGCTAACCCAGCAAATTCAGGACTACACCGAGAACGCGGAAACTTCCTTCGTGGACAACATCCCGAACTTCGTCAGACAGGCGGAGGACCGGATCTACCACATGGTTCAGCTTCCGATGTTCCGGCGTTCGCAGTCAGCAACGATGACGGCGTCGAACCGCTTTTTGACGGCGCCAACGGATTTTATCTCGGTGCATTCGCTGGCGGTGCTGGACGGGAGCAGTAACCACCGCTTCTTGCTCAGCAAGGATGTGAACTTCATGCGGGAGGCCTTCCCCTCTACCGGGACGGAAGCGCTGCCGCGCTTTTATGCGCTCTGGGATGAGGACACCTTCCTGCTCGCTCCGACGCCGGACACCGGATACACGACCGAGCTGCACTACTTCTACAAGCCCGAGAGCATCGTCACGGCCTCCACGACATGGCTGGGCGATGAAGCCGAAGCGGCGCTCCTGTATGGCGCGCTGATCGAGGCCTACACCTACATGAAGGGCGAGGCGGACATCCTGCAGCTCTACGATGCCCGGTACAAGGAGGCCCTGATCAAGCTCAAGGAGCTCGGTGACGGCAAAAACCGCAAGGACAGCTACCGCAATGGCCAGACAAGGATGCCAGTGACATGAGCGCGCCCCTAGACTTTCAGATAGGCACGGTCGAAGTCATGACCACGCAGAACCGCGGACACAGCGCCGAGGAGCTCACGGAGATGGCGGTCAACAAGATCATCTCGATCGGGAAAGACGCTCCTGAGCCGATACGTGCTCAAGCGTTGGCTTATCGGGAAAATCTACGTAGTATCATCCTGCTGTATATTCGCCGAGCAATGCAGAGCGAGAGAAGCACAATCCGCGGCGAAATCGCCGAAGAAATGAGGAGCCAGCACTGATGGCAATCACACAAGCACTCTGCACCAGCTTCAAACAGGAGCTCTTGACGGGGACGCACGATTTCACGACGACCACGGGGAGCACGTTCAATCTCGCGCTCTTCACCAGCGCCGCGACACTGGGCGCCGCCACCACGGCCTACGCCGCGACCAATGAGGCTTCGGGGACGGGCTATTCCGCCGGCGGCCAAGCGCTGACCAATGCCACGCCGACCGCTTCGGGCACAACCGCGCTGACGGACTTCGCTGACGAGACGTGGTCGACGGCGACCATTACGGCCCGCGGCGCCCTGATCTACAACACGGACGCCAGCAACAAAGCGGTGCTGGTGCTCGACTTCGGCAGTGACAAGACGTCGACGGCCGGCGACTTCACGGTGGTCTTCCCTGCGGCGGACGCCAGCAACGCGATCATCCGGATCGCCTGAGACACCGGAATGGATAGTTTGGCATGGCATGGGGACTGG